ATTGCTGAAGGAATAGAACGATTTGGAGATGACTCATGGAAGGATTACCAAAGTAAAACTGGCGAAACATATTATAGCAATCCAAGACTATCATTTAAATCTCTTTTCCTGTCAATTAACGGAAAGCCAAAGCCAGTAAGAGAACGTGGAGAAACGGGTAAAATACTTTCGTACACGGCCATTGCCTGGGATCAGGAAGACTACGAAAAAACCTGGAGGAAATTTTACGGAGAATACCGAAATAAACCACTTCATGTAATTATCAACCCATGGGTTTGGGTAGTAAAATTTAAAGTTCTGAGCACAACCGGAAAACCTAGTCTTGAACAGGATTAAAGGATTAAATGATTTTCAGGATTAAAAAACAACCAATCAAGAATAAAATCATGGACGAATTAAAAAAACATAAATTGACTGAAAAGTTAAAGGTGATTGAATGTGATATTCATGATCATCGGATTGACCTTAAATCGATACAGGCGAAACTAAATACAGCCTACGAATACGAAGATGCCCTATTGGTACGACTTGAAACTGCCCGTAAAAAGACGAAAGAACTTCAGATTGAATTCTATACCAAAAGCGGAGTTATCTCGCAATTGTATGACCAGATGAAAGAAATTTTCGATTTCTGGACCGGTAATTTTTACACTCATCTTTAAATTATCATCATGTCAAACACAAAAGAATATTACCATGACCAAATTGAAGCAGGACAGCGCGGCAAGCTGCACAAAATCAGCTGGCTAAATATGCCCGGCTACAAACCCGAAACATGGAACCCGGTGATTGGTTGTACAAAAGTTTCTCCCGGATGCGATAATTGTTATGCTGAGCGCATGGCTTTCAGGATTGCCAATATGCAACTTAAAAACCATGGTAAAAACGGGTATCACTATTCTGAAGTTTCAAAACTTACAAGTATTGGCTGGACTGGAGAAACAAGATTAGTTAAAGAAGTTCTTGATAAACCATCAACATGGAAAACGCCACGTATGGTTTTCGTTTGCTCTATGAGCGATTTATTTCATGAATCAGTTTTCTCCGGAATGTTTCAAATGGTTTTGGATCGAATATCGAGATACAGGCAACATATTTTTATTCTGTTGACCAAACGCCCCGAAAATGTTATGCCTTTAATGAAACAAGTTGGCTGGGGATTACCTTTCCCTCCAAACGTTTGGCTTGGAGTAACTGCCGAGAACCAGGAGCAAGCCAACCGCCGAATTCCAATCCTATTACAGATACCAGCCGCCAAACGATTTGTAAGTATTGAACCGATGCTGGGGCCGTTAAAATTTAAATTCTGTGAAGGAATTGAACTTCAATATGACTACTTGACTGGTAAGGCATTTTCATCAGGAGAAGAATATACAGACGGCTCAAAACTTGATTGGGTTATCTGTGGTGGTGAATCAGGTCCCAAAGCACGGCCAATGCACCCCGATTGGGTTCGCTCGCTGCGCGACCAGTGTAAGAAAGCCGGAACTCCTTTCTTTTTCAAACAATGGGGCGAATGGGGAACCAGCTGGATTGATTTTACTACGGGTAAATCCACATTTAAAATGTATGATACCTACCAACGGTTTACTCAAAAAGACTGGGTACGCAAGGGCGATGCCTGTATAAGCCTGGATGGTAAAATCTGTAAAACTGGTAGCGACATGCAACAGGCTCAATATCCGGTTGCCATTATGCAAAAGGTTGGCCGCAAGGTTGCCGGTGATCTGCTCGATGGAAAGGAATGGCACGAATGGCCAAAACTTGAAACTTTGAACCTGAAACCTGAAACTTACCAATCATGCAAATAATTACTCAAGGCCGGCCGCGCTCATCTTATTTCTACATTATTCAACCACCTGGTGTTAAAGTAGCGATAGGAGAAGAGATTAAATGTATCAATCCAGTCAATGAGAAAGAAACAATTGCCATTTGTCATGCTAAAATAACATACGCGTGGTCAGATGTTTCTGATTGTTTCTGTTTACGAAATTATGGGTGGAATGCGCAGGAGATCAAAACAAAGATTGAGGAAAAATATCCTGAGTTAAAAAATACGACCGAAGTTAAATTTTTGTTCCTGAAGGTAAAAAAATAGCACACTATGGATGTTCGCGAAGTCATTGACCGCATCAACGAAGATATTGCCGAGGTTATAGGCAATTACGTTGAATTGAAGACAATCGGCAATAAATACAGGGCATGTTGCCCGTTTCACAACGAAAAAACACCTTCGTTCACCGTTACTCCAGCCCGTGGAATTTACAAATGTTATGGCTGCGGCAAGGGTGGCGATGCCATCAGCTTTTTGCAGGAAAGCCAGGGCGTAGGCTTCAAAGAAGCCGTTGAAATTGGAGCCAAAAAGCTGAATCTTGATTTTACATGGATAGCCGATAAATCGAACTTTAACGACGAAGAATACAAGCACAAAGAAGCGCTCCGGATTGCCTGCCAAAAAGCGGCTGAATTCTTTGCCGATCAGTTAAAAGCCAGTCCTGAAGCAATCAGGTATCTTGCCGATCGTGGGTTTGATCCTTTTTCGTCAACATGGACCGAACCAGTAAAGCCAAAAATAGAAGCGCCGGTGGCTGAGCCTGTCGAAGTCGTCGAACTCGATTCGTTATTATATGCCGCTGCAGAACTTGTTATATTTAGTCAAAAATGTTTAGCATCAGCACTTCAGAAAAAGTTTTCGATTGGGTACAATCGTGCCGGAAGAATCATTGATCAGCTTGAGCTTGCCGGAATTATTGGCCCAATTAACGGATCGAAACCAAGGAATGTTCTGATTTCTGATTTGGATGTTGATTCTGATCAGTTGAAAGCGTTGCTTGCCACTTCTACAAGCTCAGTGGCTGATGCTCCGATCATCGAAGCACCGTCGCCTGAGCGCGAAGCAGTCGAAGGCGATAACAATATTCTGCCGTTCTCCATCGGATTTGCGCCTGATGGTAATGTGCTGTTGAAATGGGCAAAAGAAAATGCGATCGGGTTAAATTTGCTGATCGAAGCCGACCTGATCAAGTCTAAAGATGGGCGCGAATACGACACTTTCCGAAATAGGATCATGTTTCCGATTTGCAGCAAGTCGGGAAAGGTGGTAGGTTTTACAGGCCGAACCCTAAGCACCGACAAGGCTATTCCGAAATACCTGAATACCGGAGACACGCCAATTTATTGCAAAGGCAATGAATTGTTTGCCTTGAACCTGGCACGAAACGAAATCAAGAAAGAAGATAAGGCTTACCTGGTTGAAGGAAACTTTGATGTGACCCGGATGCACCAGATTGGAATTACGAATACGCTTGCACCCTGTGGAACTGCCTTAACTGTCGATCAGGCCAAATTACTGAAGCAATACACCAACAAAGTCACTTTGATTTACGACGGCGATTCGGCTGGACAGAAAGCAATGGCCAAAAATGCGGAGATCCTGATCAGGGAACAGTTCCACGTTTCGGTGATTATCCTCCCGGAAAAAGAAGATCCGGATACGGCATTTAAAACCATTGAAGCGTTCGAAAAAGCAAACCAGGAACAGCCCGACTACATTATTTGGAAAACAATTAATGTTTCAGAAAAGAGCCAGAACCCGGCATACAAGTCCGATCTGATCAAAGAAATATCATTCCTGGTTACCCGGTATGATGAACCTTCGAAACACGAGGTTTACCTGGAGGCAATATCAAAGATTATCGGTCCAAAAAAGCTTTGGCAGGATCACTTCAAAACATGGCTGGCCGATAAAGCGCCGGTTGAAACTAAGAAGTCGAGGGCTATTCCTGCAAACGTTTCGCTCGACGAATATTACGAACGTGGTTTCTATGTCGATCACAATTGCATGTATTTTCAGGATTCGAAAGGCTCACCAAAACAGCAAAGCAATTTCACCATGACCCCGCTGTTTCACATCGAAAGTACAGTCAATGCAAAGCGATTATACGAGGTGAAAAACAACCATGGTACGGTAAGGGTAATCGAGATTCCGCAGCGCGACCTGGTATCGATATCGGCATTCAAGGTAAGAATTGAAAGCCTGGGAAACTTCCTGTGGACCGGATCCGAAACCGATTTAAACCGGTTGAAAGCCTGGCTCTACGAAAAAACAAATTCGGCCAAGGAAGTTGCGCAAATGGGATGGAATAAAGATGGGATCTATGTGTGGGGAAACGGCATTTTCAACGGCAAATTTACCGAAACAGACAGTTACGGAATCGCAATGAACAACGGCGAAAATTATTACATCCCATCGGCCTCGCGCATTTACTCCGGAGAAGAAAACCTGTTCGAATTCGAACGCAAATTCATACATGTTGAAGGAAATATATCGCTCCGGGAATACATGAAGAAATTCACCAAGGTATTTGGCGACAATGGTAAAATTGCACTTAGTTTTTATTTTGCCAGCCTGTTCAGGGATCTGATCATCCGGAAGTTCTCAAAATACCCGATGCTGAACCTGTTTGGTCCCAAAGGAGCCGGTAAGAATGCCTGCGCCGAATCGCTTCTCCATTTCTTTGGCCGGTTGCCAAGGATTCCAAATCTGCACAACACTACGAAACCCGCTTTGGCCGATCATGTGGCCACCAGTTCGAATGCTTTATGCGTGCTCGATGAATACCGGAATGATCTGGAAATGGAAAAAAGGGAGTTCCTGAAGGGATTGTGGGATGGTACCGGTCGCACGCGCATGAACATGGATAAGGACAAAAAGAAGGAAACGACCTCGGTTGATCAGGGAGTGATTGTTTGTGGCCAGCAAATGGCGACCGCTGATATTGCCCTGTTTTCGCGCTTCGTGGTGCTGTCGTTCACTCAGACGGAATTCAGTAAGGAAGAGATTCGATTGTACGAGGAATTGGAAGAAATCAATAAACGCGGCCTGACACACATCACTCACCAGATACTGAAGCACCGGGCATACTTTAAAGAGAATTATTCGAAGAAAGTTGACCAGGTATCGATAAAGCTGGAAGAATTGCTGAAAGGTCAACCCGTTGAGACCCGCGTATTTAATAACTGGCTAATGATCATGGCCGCTTATGCTACTCTTGATGATGAAATTGAATTGACATGGGATCAGACTGAAACGATGCAACTGGCCGTGACGCTGATGTTGACTCAAAACGGTGAAATGAAAAAGAACGACGACCTTGGTCACTTCTGGAAAATTGTCAGCTACCTGGCCAGCTCGAACCTGATTTTTGAAGATGGTGATTACAAACTCATCTATGCCAAAGAAGCCGGTTATACCAAGATGGAAAACGGCAAATGGCTGACTCAGAAAATACAATGGATTAACCCCAAAAACTTATTTTACCTTACTACCAGCCGTGTATTTTCGATGTATAAAAGCCAGTGCCTCCGCGAAGGTGACAAGCCATTGCCCGAAAGTACGATTGAATACTACCTGCGCAACTCGAAAGCCTTTCTATTCGAAACGAAAAAGGAATCGTTTAAGAAGATCGATCCACGGACCGGCGCCCAGGAAAAGAACGAACTCGGAAAAAATAAACGGACAAGCACAACAGCATTCGTTTTTGATTACGACCTGCTGAATATATTTATCGAAACCGGTGGCGATGAACTGGCCGAAGAAGATCACGATCACAACGCACCACCTCCGGTCGAAAAACAAGCAAATATCAATTTTGGAAACAAAACTGATCCTGATCCGGAAGATCCGGATAAAGATGATTTACCATTCTAAACGAGTTAATAATGATTTCATACGACCACAATTGGTGCCGGTCAGGTTTGATCGACGAAGACGACTGCCGGCAGTTCCGGATTGATGAAGCATATATCATTGGAAAGTTTCTGGAACGACAGGAGGATGTAGTTCCCAAACCAGGTTCAGTGTGGATAATTGATCATTGGGAAAACTACAATTATGTAGATGATAACTGCTATAAATGCGGGGCACATTACATTAAGCATTATACCAACCAGTGCTTATGTGTCAATTGTTTTGTAAAGTATCACACTACCTGGGAGGCAGTCGGACAATTTGAAACTACTAAACGCTTCAGGGAAAATCAACTGGCTTACAAAAACAGAATAGACCAATTCAACTAAGGATAAACTTATGAAACCACAATATCTACTCGAAAAAATTAAGATTGGTCCGCTAATAAGATGGCCTTCTGATCGTTAAATTTCACGTTCTCCAGCGCGATGAAGATACCGGCAAAACCCGGCATAAGTTCCTGTTTGCAGAGCAAAGGAGCATTTTAATGACCGGCACACCTGTAACCCATGCTGGTATAACTTACCAGGTTAATTCGCAGGAGTGGATTGACAAGAGAGCCGGAGTATTGAAGGCGGTTTGTTTAGAAGTACCGAAATAATGTCTGAACAGGATTAAATGATTACAGGATAAACACGAAAAACACACCTTAAAATATAGCTCTGGGCGGGCTTTATAAAACCCACAATCTATATGAGTGATTTAAAACAAAGGTTGCAAACCGAAAAAGACGAACTGGAAGCAAGTCTAAACAGGCTAAATGCTTTCAATGCAAGTGAAGAAGCCAATGAGATTGACCAGATTCAAAGGTCTATTTCGATAATTCAGGCGGGAGCAATGTACACCTATCTCGAATGTCTAAAAGAAGCATTAGCGAGGTTGTAAAATTGTGTGTTCAATCGCGAAGCAGCCAGATCCCAAAGGGTCTGGCTTTTTTAATTGTGTGGCCGTAGTATTCAGAAAGGGTATAACTAATAATTTAGTTTTAAAATACTGTTCAATATAGTGGCAGCGGTGCCGGTGGCTGAGCTTGTCGAAGCCCCCCCCCTTTTCACCCCCCGCTAAAAAAAATACATCAAAAATGGAGTTTTCGAAAAATAAAAAGCGAATAGCGTGGTTTAGACTTAAAAATGGTTACTTCGCTTACTTCTCTTACTTTTTTACTTATAATATACTGTATTTCAAACAATTAGACATACATAAATAATGTTATTCGCTTACTACAACTTACTTTTAGTTACTTCGCTTACTTTTTTTCTCAATTATTTACGACATAATTTTATTACTTACTTCGCATTTAAAAACCTGACATATTGACAGTTAACCCCCGCGAAGTAAGCGAAGTAAGCAAAACAGCGAAAATGTAGGCAACTTCGCGAAAAAAAAATAGGGGTATAGATTTTTGACCATTTGGATTAACAAAATAAGTTACTACTTTAGCAAAGCTTCATTCACCGGTTTTAAAACAACGACTAATTGTTAAACCCGTGAATATATACCCATGTTAAAAAATGTAACCCTCGATACAAAGCCACAGATCACCATCTCGCTCTATCCTGTTCTCGAAGCTTTCTGCCGTTACATATTCAAAACACCCTCGAATCAAAAGCAAATCATTGTATGCCGGAACCAGGATCTTGGCAAACTGATACACTCAAATGTCATCACCAGCGACCTTACTATTCGCCGGCCTTTCATTATCAATCCGGTTACCTTTATTTTACCTGTGAACAAGGTTAATAAGTTTAATATCTAAACCCAAAATATAGCCATGCTTAAAAATGTAGACCTCACCACCAAGCCGCAGGTAATTATTGACCTGCCGCCAATCCTTGAAGCTTTTTTGCGCTTTGCCACCGAAACGCCAACAGATCAGAAAGAAATTACGGTCAGCCGTAAAACTGATTTTGGCCGGTCAATCAATGGATTTTTATCGAAGTCACATTCGCCTTTTCTCTATCAATCATCAATAGAAAACCCTGTTTTTATCATTGTTCCGCGAACGCCAAATAACTGGTACTCGCTGGAGACCATGTATGTGTATATTAGCAGGGAGGACCAGGAGCAAATTGTTGACCGTATTGAAGTATTTTTCAATAAATGGATCGATGTATTTTTTCAGGATGGATATGCGATGAATCTTTGTCAGCTCGATATTATTGAATCGGTTTTGGATATACTGAACCAACGGATGAATACAGCAAACTTCGATCAAATCAAGAAACGTGACTACCGAAAAACCAAGTCGGAGATACGCGAACGGTCGAAGCAAATACTAAGACAAAGATTATCAATAACTTAACATCTCCAAAAATATTTTTATAAAATGCAGATCAAAAACAGTGATATATATTAGAAAAAACACCCACCATGAACACACCATTTGAAGATCAAAACCTGGGAAATATCAAATCGATCAGCCTGATCGCCCTGGATAATTTACTATTGATTCCGCAGCCGGTTGCCGGTGAAATCAGTTTCGATGGACTAACTATTAAATCAGGCTGTGAATTTCAGGAAATATACTTTACTCCGGAGACCGGATCGTTTGTTGAAAACGAAGAACGGACCGGTGCCGGAAGTCAATGGAAAAAGGAAATTAACATCCAGATTCCAAAAATCAGGTCAGAAATCATAGCAGGGCTTCAAAACTTCGAAAACCGGAAGAATGCTGCTTTGGTGACCGATATGAATGGAACCAGTTTTTTGGTTTTTCCGCTCCGAATTTTAAGAAAAAAACAAATTCCGGGGCAAATAACTTCAATTAATGCCATAATGGTGAATTTAACCGGATCATCGCCCGACGAATCGCCTGTAATTACAGACCTTCCATAACTTCAAGTCCTTTATTTACCCTTTAATCTATTGTAAAGTTGTAGTGCTTAAAAGCTACAACTATGCAATACTCAGTCGCAAAAGAAATTTACGGTAGTCCCTGGCACATTTCAGTGCAGGGTATTCAGCAATATATGCCTGTTGTCGTTGGAATGCTTAATGGGGCAATGATTACTGAAGAAACTGAACCCAAAGAAAATCTTCCCTTTGCCATTTCGGCTGATACTCATTTGCTGGTTGACGGTTATTATGCCGACGATCAACCGGAGTTAATGGATCAGCAAGAACCAAAAAACGAAAAAGTTATTCATGTTCTTCCGGTGCGTGGTGTATTAATGAAAAATGACATGATGTGTGGACCGGTTGGAGCCAGAACATTAGGGCATCGATTAAAAGAAGCTGAAGAAGATGAATCAGTAATTGGCCATGTAATGATTATTGATGGACCCGGTGGCGCTGCCAATGCAGTACCTGAATTAACCGACATTATGCAGCAATGCACTAAACCAATTGAAGCATGGATTGATGGTTGCGCCTGTAGTGGTCATCAATATATTGCAGCCTATGCAGATGAACGTATGGCTTCAAGGGTAACCGATTCGGTTGGTTGCATTGGTACTATGATGAAATTCTCAGGTCGTACTGCGAAAAGCGATGAAGACATAATGAAAGAACGTGAAGTTACCATCTATGCTGACGATGCTTTCGAAAAAAACGAAGAGTATGAACAGGCTATCAACGAATTCAATTTCAAACCCGCCAAAGATCGGATTCTTAATCCTCACAATTTACAATTTGTAGCCGACATGAAGGCTCAGCTTCCGGGAGTGGAAGACAAACACCTGCACGGTCGCACATTCCAGGCTGGAGAGGTCATTGGCTCGCTGGTAGATAGTATCGGCTCATTTGAAGATGCCGTTAACCGGGTGATCGAACTCTCCAACTACACAAAAAAAGAAATCCCTGCTTCCAATTCAGGAGGTCAGACGGAAAATAATAATTCATCTAGTTATACATCCATGAAATTTCCAAAAATTCAATCCGCCCTGGCTCAGGATTCACTTGAATTCGAAGCCGATGGTCGCCGTACTTTCGACGAAGCCGAAATGACAGCGCTCGAATCCGCTATTGGTGGAACCAGTTCAGACGAATTGGAACACCAACTTGAACTGGAAAATGCTGCAAGGATTGCTGCTGAATCCAGCCTGCAAACTGCTGAAGCATCCATTTCTGAAAAAGATCAGATCCTTTCTGAAAAAGATCAGATCCTTTCTGAAAAAGATCAGACTATCGCCACTTTACAGGGCGAGATTTCTACCCTCAAAGCAGGTCCAGCTGAACAGGCTGCAATTGCTCCATCTGAACAAGACGTTGAAGGAGCTGCTAAGCCCGGACCGATCAGTTCGAAACATGAAGATCTTGGCTCACAGCTGGAAGCTGTATCGCAGGAATACCTTGGTAAAACCCTTAAATAATTTATACGATGACAACTGCTGTTAATGTAATTGGATTGCAACGCGCAGCCGAAACCTATCAAAAGGATTTCATGCTGCTTCCTTATGCTTTGTTGATTCCTGTATTGCAAGAGCTTAAAATCTCGATGCTTGAGGTGAACAATAAAGACATTGTTATTGTGAAAGAACGTGCCGGTGGTGCTGCCCGTCCATATGTGGCCGGAGCTATGAACTACAAAAACGAAATTTCACGTTTGATTGAACGCACCCTGGAGACTTACACCGCTGTTGCTCCTATCAAGGACAACATTACGAATTACAAATCGAAACAAGTATTGTTCGATGCTGCAAAAAACAAGATCAACAACCAAAGCAAACAACATCCGCTCGAACGCGATATTATTGCCGACATGATCACAACTGTTGGTGAAGATATTATCGACTGTCTGTTTCACGCTGTGCGTAACGTAGCCGACCAAACCCCACAGGGTATGGCCAACGGTTACTGGACTTTGGCTGATGCCTTGATCGTAGCCGGTGAGATTTCTGACGCTAAAGGTAACCTGGTTGATTGTGATGCTTTGACCGCTCCTGCAAACGGAACCGACCTGACTGCTTTCAACAGCCTTCGTGACTGGTTGCGTAATGTGGATCAGAAATGGAGACAGAAACCTGCTGTTCTGTATATTCCTTACAGTTCACTGATCAACGTGAAAGATTCACTGGAAAACAAAAAGACATCTTACAAGGATGTGACTTTTGCCAGCCTGCTCACCCAGCTTCAGGAAGATGCCGGAATTCCAAACCTTCAGATCGTATCACATTACTGTTTGGGTATTGGCGATCGCCTGATGCTTACCGAACCAGGTAACCTCGATTTGGGTATGAACACTTTCGGCGATGCCGGTTTTGTTCAGGTTCGTAATCCTTTCGAAGATCCGAACGAAGTACAGTTCTGGAACCAGTTCGAAATTGGTATGCGTATCAAAAATCTGAACAAACGCGGATTCATGATCAGCGATGGTTCGGTAACTGCTAACGAACTGAGTGGAGATTACGTTTCCGGATCAGGTTCAGGCGTAGGAGTATAATCAAAAACAGGAGGAACGACTATGAACTTTGAAGCATTAGAATTTGAAGAAGGTACCAACAATATGGGCGGACTCCGCCCAATTGGGTATTACGGCTTTTTAGCCGATGTTTCCGTATTTCCTACGGTTGGTGCAACTCCAACTGATTTGGCTGCCAACATTACCATCACGGAAGATTTGGTGATGAAGGCCGGAAAAACCATGTTTGCCATGTACGGCACTGCCGAAACAGGGAAACTGGACGGAGCTTCACAAGGCGAACGTGATGCACGCTCGACCAAGAGAACTGCCAGCTGGTTTATTCCAGGGAATAAGAAACAGGCACTGGGCGCAGCAAAAGCATTCCTGAACAGGAATATGTTTTTTCTGTACCGTGAACAGGATGGTAAACTAAGGCTCCAGGGATCACCTGATTTTCCGGCTGAAGTTGCACCAGCTGACTCTACCGGCGCAGCCGTTACCGACCGTAAGGGTGTAACCTTCGAAATTACTGACAATGGTTTTGGCCCTTGCCCGGTTTACGAAGGAACCATTCCATGTGATTCGGCTATGGATTTAGGTATTTAACCTCTTTTTGAAATATTAGAAAGCCCCCGAATGCTCGGGGGCTTTTTTTATATCCTATAAAAAATGGCAACAAAAACTGAACTTGAAAAACAAGTAAAAGAACTTGAGACAGAGGTAATGCTCATGAACGAGAGGTTTGAAAATGAAATTAGAAAGCAAGCATTTGGGCAAATTATTGATATTATCTATCCCAATGTCGAACAGTTTGTACAATGGGAAGAAATGAAACATTCGATCCGTTCGCTCGAAAAGAACCTGGTGGATGTGAAATTCCGCTTATGGATTGTTGGCGAACTACCCGCTTGGATGAATGCCGATGAAGTAAATTTCATCCCGGTTGAATATACCAAAGAAACTCCACGCATCGATATTTTGCACAAACACCTGGCTGTGATTAATCATCCGGATGTGAACGAAGAATATTTTTGGATGAATGATGACATTTACCTGGTGAATAAGGTGATGTATGCCGATTTGTGCCTGCCGGTAGCTGTCAATAACCTGAAAAGCAATGTTTCGGTGCTTTCGCCCCAAACTGTTTGGGGTCGTGATAACATCCGGACCCTGAAATTATTACAGGAGGAAGGTTTAACAACCTGGAATTATGGCGTACATATTCCATACCGGTTTGAGAAAAATAAGGTGAAGCAGTTGATTGAAAAATATGACATGCTGAATGATCCGATCGTGTTGGAACAAATTTATTACAACTACTGGTTTAAGGACTTTCTTCCTTACTGGGACACACTCGACCTTAAGAATAACCAGGGATTTTGTATAAACCGGCAAAACCCCAATATGCAGAACATGAAAGCCCAGATTAAGGTGAAAAAGTATTTGAATAATTCGGAGGCCGGAATGAGCGATGACTTGCAAAAGGTGATTAAGGATATGTTCCCGGATAAATCGGGATTTGAAAAGTAAAACATTCGAACGAATAATCAAAAGCTCCCGAGGATTCGGGGGCTTTTTTTATAGTCCTTTTTTTGTGCGCACAAAATGGAGAGGTTTAAAAAGTTTAATTGAATTACCAACTCACACATCAAAAGCATGGGAAATATTGAAAACAAAAAAGTAGTATGCATCTATCATTCTGCTGATCTGGATGGATGGATGTCGGCAGCCATTGTAAAACTTTGGGCAAAATTGGAAAATATTCAAATTGATTTCATAGGATGGAATTATGGACAATCAATTCCTGATTGCACCGGGTATGATGAAGTTATGATGTGTGATATTAGTTTTCCAAAAGGAGAAATGTTGAAAATTTGGACTACCCGCTCAAATTTAATTTGGATCGATCACCATATTTCGGCAATTACGGAAATCAATTTATTGTGGGAAATATCGCAAATCAAATGCCTGGAAGGATTGAGAGATGTAAGTTTCTCAGCATGTGAACTGACATGGAAATATTTCTTCCCAACTGTAAAAATACCGGAAATAGTTCGGCTCCTTGGCCGTTACGACTGCTTTGGTCATAAAGGAACGCCGGAAGAAAAAAAGGTTCTCGAATTTCAATATGGAGCCAGGCAATTCATCACAAATTATGATGAAGCATTTTTACACATAGAACATTACCTAACTAATACTGAATATCAATTTTTGAAGAATCAGGTTAATGTAGCTGCTATTCTGGAAAAGGGTAAAACCATTTATGAATATCTAATCACCAAGGCAAAACAAATCTGGAAAAGAGCCTATGAGATTAATCTGTTAACCGAAAGTCAAGGCGTCATTAAAATTGCATGCTTGAATGAGGAACGATTTAACCCAATAAATTTTGGTATCGATTACCATGCTGAAGGTTATGGCGCTGTATTGTGCTATTGGTATGAAGATCAAAAATGGAAATTCTCTGCTTACAACGAAGATGGTAATGTGGATTGTTCTATCCTGGCTAAATCGTTTGGCGGTGGCGGTCATAAAGGAGCTGCTGGATTTGTTTCGAAAACTATTGAAGAATGGACTAAATAAAATTATAAGAATGGCACCACAGGAAGAATTGGCCAATTATATGGCTACTGGGATGAAGGATTATACAACCGGCTTAAAGATTTTCAAGAATCTGGGCGTTGATCCGGCTTCGAATACTTTTTTAAGTATCAAAACGCCCGGGAAGATCCACATCAACATGCTCCGCAATAAATTGCTGTATCATGCCAGAGTATATGAAATCAAGCCCAAGGCCTCACCCCAGCCCTCTCCAAAGGGAGAGGGAGCAAGAACAGCAAAGATCAGGATTTCTGAACCGGGAAAAACTGCGCCTCAGGGAAAAGCGCCGGCAGGAACATCACGTGTAATTGTTGATGCCAATCCGGTTGTAAGGTTTGAAGAACTTCCGGCATTGTTCCAGGAGAAATTCAGAACTGCAGGTGAATTGTCGAATCAGAACAAAACACTTCATGCTTCACTTAAGCTGTTGATTGATGATGATACGAAAAAGGAAAAACGTGGTGAACTGAGCGGCCAGATTATCGACAATAAAAAGGTAATCCGCCAGTGTTACGATGATATTGATGAATGGTGGAAGGAAAATAAGGATAAAACCGTAGAGCAGCGTCTGGTGGATCAGGCCGGAAAGGATGCCATTGACAAACAAAAACGCATAAAGGCCAATAAAACCTATATCCGCAGAACTTACGGAACGGGAAAAAAGGCTGAAGAACTGCAGGCGCGTATGGATGAATTGACAAAGTGGGGAATCGATTATACTGAAGACATTGAAAAATCAGATTACAATTCAACTAAAGCCTGATCATGTTCTTCCGTATGCGTCGGATAATGATTTTTCGACTCATGAGCTGATTGAACATCTATTGGAACAAACAGGTCCGGCCAGGGTACGAATCAGTTCGTTTTCGATCACTGAAACGGCAATCCGGAGTTTTATGATGCTTCAGGAAGAAGGATTGATTACCTCGCTGACTTGCCTGATCGATTTGAGTGTGAAAAGATACCGGATTGGGTTGCTGTTTTTCGCGTCGAATGTGGTCAATGAAATCGGGATGACCAATATTCATGCAAAAATGGTATTTATTGAAAATGAAAACTGGAAGGTAGTTGTGATCACCAGCGCAAACCTGAACATCAACGATAAAAAAGAAGCCGGGGTGATTATTTCAGTTCCCTGGCATTATCAAAGTCTATTGACCCATTACGAAAACTGGTATACTGAAAGCTTAAAAGTTACTCCCGATGAATTTGAATGAAGCCCAGTTGAAGGAAATTGAAACCCTTTCCGGAATATTCCTGGAGCCTGAAGAAATAGCTGTTTTGATGGATCTGGACGAAGTCGAATTCTTGAATGATATCAGTAGGAAAAGAGGCACTGTCTGGATCTCTTATTTCAGGGGGAAAACGGAGAGCAAAAAAGATATCCATGCGAATATCGTGAAAATGGCCAAACATGGCAGTCCACAGGCTGAAGAAATGGTCCAGCAAATGATAAACCAACAAGAAATAGCCGAACGCCGTGCAAAAAGAGACCGATAGTTTTCTGGAGAAATGCAGTAAATACCTGTTCGATGATCAATCTGATCTTCCGGTCCATTTTGATTCTGACGAGCAAAATATGATCCTTCGCTATCGCGATGCCTATACACATTGGTTAGCCCATCCGGAAAAGAACGATTCAGAAATGATTTATTACCTCACTGATATTCTGGATGTCAGTAAATCAACGGCCTATCGTGATCTTTCGCGGATAAAACTTTTGATTGGAAATGTAAAAAGTGTAAGCATCGAGTTTCACCGTCATACGGCAAACTACATGATTCGTGAAGGCTATAAAATGGCCGTTGATGCCAAAACAATTCTGGAAGTAAAACAAGCAGAAGCTATGATTCGTGCAGGTCAGGCATTGGTGAAGGTGAACAAACTCGATAAAGACGTATCGGAACAAATTCCATGGGGCGATATTATTCCTCTTAACCTGGAACCATCGACCGACGTTTCTGTCATTGGCCGTAAACCAATTCCTGACCTGGAAAAAGTACAGGCCAAACTCCGGAAAAAATATAGTGGCGGTCAGATTGAAGATGTTAGTTATTCTGAAGTAATGGAAGAAGAATAAAATGATATTAAGTAGATCAGCATGTAAACCGGCCTATTTCAATAAAGCACAAATGTATGTGCACGAAATAAGCCCAAACAGCAAATGTATTGTTGGATCCCGTCGTTTCGGAAAGTCTGATGGTGTAGAAGGACCTGATTTATTATACGATATTCAGAATATGCCCGCATCATCTGGTTTTCTTTACCAGCGCAACTTCAAACAGTTACTTGGTAAAACACTGCCGGCAACCCTTACTTTCCTGAAACGATACGGATATCAGCGCGATGTTCATTATTTTGTTGGTCGAAAAGCACCCAAATGGATGAACTTTGCACTTCCAACAGTTGAACCGGTCAGCTGGGATCAGGCCATTCATTTCTATAATGGTACCTGTGTTTATTTGCTGAGCCAGGATGTAAAGTTTTCGGCAAACTCGTTGACTACTGACTGGGGAAAAATAGATGAAGGCAGGTCGATCAATAAGGAAAAACTATTTGAAGAGGTAGTTCCAACCATGTCGGGTACCGATCCTATATTTGAAAAATGCCATAAATGGAAAGGATTGACCATGGTATCAGATATGCCAACCAGCAAGGAAGGTCAGTGGATACTTGATCAGGAAAAAAATATGGATCCGGAACTCATCATGGCCATTGAAAATACAATTTCCCACATCAATTACCTGAGAGATAAGTATAGCGCTATGCCCGAAATGCCGGTAAATGCCATACGGCAAATACAACACTTAAGGGAAGAACTATTCTTCCTGAGAAAAAACGCATTTCTGTATAAAGAATATGATACCATTGAAAACCTTGAAATTGTTGGAGTTGACTACATTAAACGACAGAAGTTGATTTTACCCCCGGTCATATTCCAGACATCGATTATGAATAAACGAATCAGGAAGTTAACTGATGGGTTCTATCCGAATCTTCAACCAGAGATACACTATTACGATGCAGACAATACGACCTATATTGATAACCTCAGAACAGTAAAAGGAACGCTTGACCTTGATCGAATATCAGAGGACAATTGCCTTAAAGATGGAGATATAGATCCATCGGTACCGCTTGCCATTGCATTCGACTACAATGCCAACATCAACTGGGTCATAACAGGACAACGACTCGAGCCGGTGATGAAGACCCTATCGAGTAAGTTTGTAAAGTTCAACCATAAGCTTAGGGAACTGTGTCGCAACTGGTGCGACTACTATCAGTATATCCGTAACAAGGAAGTGATCTACTATTATAACTCCACTGCACTCGATGGCGCTTATGCTGATGAAGACGCTCCCAACTTCCAGGAGATAGTTGTCGAAGAACTGTCGCGACGTGGATGGAACGTTGAACCTGTCTACATAGGCAACACCTGGACACATAAGGTAAAGCATCAAGTTATAGATGATGCACTGAAGGGACGCAAGTATTTGTTCCCAAAGTTTAACCGGGCAAACAATCCTGCACTCCTTCCATCCATGGAGATGTGCGGGATCCGGATGGGTCGTACAGGTTTCGAAAAGGACAAAGCCGGTGAGAAACTTGGAGAGACCGAAGATGATCCACTCGAACTCCGCACGGATGGAACTGATGCCTGGGACGATCTGTTTATCGGATTGAACTTCTTTCCAAGACAAGTCACATCATTACCAATGTCAACGGTGTTTAACCAATAGCCCGATACACAAACATTCAAAATTTCATTCCATCCTTTCATTCAATTCTGAATGATTGTTCCACTACCCGCAACAGGAGAATGTGCTTCGCATTCACCTGTTTTTTGCTTTCACACACATTCGGTATCGCACTACCTTCGTCCGTGCGATGGGTTTTTGGATAGAGTATCCACTATACATAATATATGAAACTTTCAGCATATAACGCCATTTTTGACCTTGTGAGCACAAAAGACGAACAGGGCGGTTCGGGGTCTTTTTCAGACAAAAGGAAGAATTGCATATCCCTTTTGAATCCGATTGCTTGATTTTTAGGTTTTTGATGTTTTTTTGATGGGAAAATCAATATTATTTAGAATGATTCCAAGCACAAGATTTCCTCTACGCTTTTTCTTGTAAGAAAAAGCGGGCAAAAAGAACCTTGCGCCATCCGTTATACAAACGTCTGAATTTTCAGGGACCACCTACGGCCTGAAAATTTTGCGCAGTTCTTTTCTCTGGATTTGCAGGCAAGGCATCAGAGAAAAGAACCAAAAGAGAATGCCAACTAAGCGCCTATTCAGGCAGAGAGGTATTATCTCTCCTACAATTTTGCCCCGAAGTTATTGATCGCATCCCGGAAAAGTAAAGGGTTTGTGTTTGCCGGATGTGATTTGCATAAACAACGCTTCGCGCTTGGTCACTTTCTGCGTGCCTCGAAACTGACATTCGCCCTTGACTAGAATCCGGTCTGCTCAATGGGTAGTTGGCTCAAAATTAACAGGAGAGCCAGCCTACATAAATCCGCAGGGCAGCGGTGAACTCACATGAAATTTTTCGAGGATGTTAAGACGTTGGATGAATTGCGCAAGGAATACCGTCGCCTTGCTTTTCTGTATCATCCGGATAAAGGTGGTGATACTGCAACTATGCAGATGATCAACGATCTGTATGACCGGCTTTCAAGAAAGCTGATCAACAGCAATACTGATTTTTCGGAAGCACGGAAGGAATATGAGCAGCAGGTTTCAGAAGAAATGCGTGAACGGCTGGACCGGATCATCTGCTTACCAGGGATTGTTATCGAACTTATTGGCTCGTGGATCTGGATTACCGGAAACACATTCGCACTCCGGGAAACGCTGAAAAGTGAAGGTTACCGCTTCTCACATCCGAAAGCTGCCTGGTACTGGCACAAAGGGGAGTATCATAAGAAGTCGGGCAAATTGATGTCGATGGATGCTATGCGTGATGCCTGGGGATCGGAAAAGGTTGAATCGAAGTTTGGCAATCAGGAAAATTTCATTCAGTAATTCAAGGGGCTATCGCCCCTTTTTTTGGTCGCTCTTTAAAAGTCACCAGGCTTTCCGGAGTTTGACAGAGAAATTCTTGTTACACTCAAATTCCGGATGAAGTTATTGATCGCCGTCCGGAAAAGTAAAGGGAGGTTTAGTGGTTTGGTTTAGCAGTTTAGTCAGAACTAAGCCTTGCTTCGCACTCGGTCACTTTTAACTTCCGTCTTCGGTCTTCCGGCTCCGGTCTCCGTTAAAACTTGACATTCGCCCTTGACTAGATTCCGCCCGGCTCAATGGATACTACCCGTAATTTAATTTTAACCGGCTGAGCCAGATGCCAAAATAAGTCCGCAGGGCAGCGGCAAAATGTTATGGGTAAATCAAATAATGCAGAGAAAGCAGTCAATGTTGCTGAAGTTGTTGAAGTGGTAGAAGTTATTCCAACTATGACAGTTGTGAAAGACGTAGTTGAAGAAGCAGCTCGTAAAATGACCCTCGAAGAACGGATCCAGCGGGTGGAAGATTTGTCGATGCTGATTGACAGGTGGAAAACATTGAACGATTCGCGCCGGAAGTTGCAGACCTTCCAGATCGGGGCCGATTCGCTGAGTTCTGTCATCAGTTTGAGGGATGCTAACGGCAACGAGTTCAAAACCTCAAACTCGGCAGTGATCAGCTCAGTGATCGACGAAATGAAACGGACACTGGATGTGAAAGTGCACGACGTTGAAGAACTGATCAACCTTTGACTTAAAGAGGGGCTAACGCCCCTTTTTTTGTTCGTCAACCGGATGGTGCTATGAGAAGGCCGGGATTTTGAAATAATTCTTTGTCAACGAAGCACCGAGCCCCGGCTTTTGTATAGCACGTATTAACGCCTGTTTTTGTCCATTGCTTATTTAGAATCAAAATAAATTACAACGATTATTGTAAATAAGTGTTAAAACATTTGAAAGTAATACAACAAATGTTGTATCTTCGGTGTATACAAAAATACTAAAAAACCACAAAATGAAAACTTACAACGAAATCAAATCAGTAATTGAAGCTATTGAAAATGAAGGACAAATAGTTATTTCAAAGCCAGAAGTATTAAGCGCAGAAGAATGGTTTTATTACAATGAATTAGAAAAACTTGAAAATGCAAAACAACAAGCACAAAACCAAGTTTTTAGTTTTGAACGCCAAATAGAAGATTTTAAAGCTCAAAATGGTGAATTTTAAAATGAAAGCGACTTTAAAAATTGAGTGCATTGGCGACAATGACACTCAATTTCTTAAATTTTGGAAATCCGGTTCAACTACAATGATTGGAGAACAATTGACAGAAAATATATTCGGAAATATTCCATTAAGTTTCTTTGTGGCTGAAATTATAGGGTTACATCCAAAGTTCAATTTTGAAAGGAATTTTATTAGATACAAAAAAGATTACAGACATTCTAACAGCAAAGGAAGTAGAGGAATATTTGCTTATTATATTCTTGAAACTAACAAAATTTATGAAGTTAAAGAACCCATTTCATGGTCTAAAACAGATAGATACTTTTGTTTTATAAATGAAAACGGTGATATTATTAAAATTAATAAAGAACAAGTTAACAAATGCCTAAAAGATCGCTTGGAATTGATGTATTAATGGCTGCAAAACAAAGGATTTCGTATATTTTTGATTCGTTTCCAAAAATATATGTTTCATTTTCAGGCGGCAAGGATAGTTCTGTTATGCTTCATTTAGTTATGGACGAAGCAAAAAAAAGAAATAGAATGGTTGGTGTTTTATTTGTTGACCTTGAAGGACAATATAAAATAACTATCGAGCATATAAAAGAAATGTTTGCAATGTATGCTGATAATATAGAGCCTTTTTGGTGTTGTGTTGAGATTGCTCTTAGAAATGCAGTTTCTACGTTCCAACCAAAGTGGTTGGCATGGGATAGAACAAAGAAAGAAATATGGATTCGTGAAATGCCAAATGGTGTTAAAACAAATGAAGACTTTCCATTTTTTCATAGTGGAATGGAGTTTGAAGAATTTGTTCCAAAATTTGGAGATTGGTATTCAAAAGGGAAGTTAACAGCTTGTTTTGTTGGTATTAGATCAGACGAAAGCCTAAACAGATATAGAACACTAGCAATGAGTAAATCAAAGTTTGAAGATAAATCTTGGACTACTTGGTGCGGTGAATCAGTTTATAATGCGTATCCTATTTATGATTGGAAAACTCAGGATATTTGGCGATATAATGGCAGGTTTTTAAAGCCATATAATAAGCTTTACGACTTAATGTATAAGGCAGGGGTTTCTATTCATCAGCAAAGAATTTGCCAACCTTATGGAGATGATCAACGTCGTGGATTGTGGTTGTTTCATATTATTGAGCCTGAAACATGGGGTAAAATTGTAGCCAGGGTTAATGGAGCGAATTCAGGGGCTTTATTTAATGGCGAACACGGTAATATTAATGGTATGTTAAAAATTCAAAAGCCAGATGGACATACATGGAAATCATTT